GCAAAACTTTGACGATATTTTTTTAGCATATCGAACTCGGTAAAACCTAAACGAGGTTCGATTTCTGAGATTTTTTGTATCTTTACCATGTGTTTTTAGTTTAGATTACCCCCGTTTTGGCCGTCAAACCGTTTTTTGGGGGGAATGCTTAAAGATACAAAAAAAGGCAACTAACTCGCAATGAATTAGTTGCCTTAAATTTTATTATCTTAGGAATATCCCTATTTATTAATTATTAGATTAAATCTTGTTTTACGATTTCCACTGCCTCTTTCAGTGGGGACAGATGTTTATCAATAATTTCTTCTTTCAACTTAGGCGTAAACTCCATCTTGCTCTATTCTTTTAAGTAATAGATCTCGTAATCCTTCTCGCAAACGAACTAAATCAACTTTACATCCGAGCAAGGATTGCAGTGTTTCTCGAATATCGAACATGACAAATGGGTCGGGTTCTTCCAATTCTACGAAAACATCTACATCACTGTCAGGTCGATTCTCGCCACGAGCTACCGAACCAAATATTCCAATAGAGCGAATGCCATATTTGGACGCACAATCATTTTTGAATTGTCTGAGTGTGGCAATACATTCATCTTTTGTTTTCATATTCTTGCTCCTTTCATCTTGAACAATGTTCTTTGTACAAAGATAAGAAGTTTTCTGTTATTTCAAGATTGATATTAGCATTTTCTCTTTTTGTTTGGCTCTGAATCTTCTTCCTCACTTTCTTTACTTTGTATTCACAAACATTACACTTGTGATTCCTGTTCTCAGGACTCACTTCGTAGTGTGCAACTTTAAATGATAAAAGTGATGAATACAGAAAGGATTGAGAAAGATGACGGAAGGCTGGACCTTTCGCTGTATATGACGAAGGTCATTAACAAATTGAGTGAAGACAAGAGGTACCCTGCGGTGCATACCTACACCAGCACCTTGCACTCTTTTGCAAAGTTTTCCTGTGGGGCAATGCCCGTGAATGACGTGTTCACCCCCGGGCGACTGAAAGCGTATGAGGACTGGCTGCTGCAAAGGCGGCTGAGCTGGAACACCATTTCCACCTATATGCGCACCTTGCAGGCGGTATATAACCGCCTGTCCCCACCCGGCACGCCGGAACACAACGCTAAACTCTTCGATGACGTGTATACCAAGGTGAAGTCGCAGACCAAACGGGCGTTGACTGAGGAACAGATGGGCAGGCTGATGCACACAAATCTTGCCGTGCCCTGCAAAGAACTACAACGCGCACAGGCCTATTTCCTTCTGATGTTCCTGCTGCGCGGCATGCCGTTCATCGACCTTGCCCACCTTCGCAAGAGGGATGTGCGTGATGGCAGGATAGTGTACCGCCGCCACAAGACGGGAAAGCAGATCACGTTGCGCATCCCTCGGGAAGCCTTGCCCTTACTGAAAGAGTTTAAGGATAAGGATGCTGCCTCCCTCTATTTTTTTCCCATATTGAATGATGCCCCGGAAGGGGAGGATGCCTTATACGGGTATTATCAGAAAGCCTTGCGGAATTTCAATAAGATGCTGGGAGCACTGGCTAAACGGTTACTTCCCGGTGTAAAAGTCAGCTCCTACACGGCGCGGCACACCTGGGCTACACTGGCCTACCATATAGGAATGCCCGTCGGAATCATTTGCCAGGCATTGGGACACTCTTCGGTTCGCGTGACGGAAACCTATCTGAAGCCCTTCGAAAATGAAAAGGTGGATAAGGCTAACCGTAAATTGATTTCTTCTGTTAGGAAAAGTAAATGGGGAAATGATGTGAATTGTAATATGTTATGAAACAATATATTGCAAGGAAATTACTTATCAAGTAACGGAGCTTTGTGCCTGCAAAATTGAACATTATTTTTGATTATCCAAAATAAAAGGTCTTTTTTTCACGTTAATAACTTAATTTTTATCTATTAATCTATTTACAAACACTAAAAACATCTCATATTGCCCCTGATGCGGACTGAAAAGCACACACCACTTCATCCATCTTTGAATCCTCAAAAACGGACAGCTTGTCTATTCGCTTTACTTATTAGCAAAATAGTTTTTTCATAAAGGATTATTGAAATAATCGGTAAGAAAACGCCTTTTCTTGTACCTATTCAGGTATGCTACCCGCTTGTTATTTATAGGGGGCAGAACGAATAGTATAAATTTGATTGGAGAAACAGGAAGAGGCTGAAACATCGATGTGATACGGGTTTCAGCCTCTTTGTTTATTGAAAGAGAGGAAGAACAAATCGTGCAAATGTTTTAAACTTGAGTGAGTTTGGGTTAAACTTTGGGGAGATGTTTAACTGGATAATTTAATAAGGGGTTAAACGTGGTTTAAATGGAGGTTAAACGTTACTTCTATTCTTCTGAGTTGCGACCGCTACGAATGAGATGGGATTGCTTTATGATGGCGCGAGGTGTAGGAAGAGAACTTCCATCGGAAAGACCGGAATGAGCGAGGGTGCTTTTCTTTATGCCTATGGTTGCCTCGTCTAAGGTGTCGAAGATGGCAGAGATACTACCAAAATAGAAATCTCGTTTCTCGAAAATCAGGTGTACATGAATTACTTTTGTCATGATGCTATATGGTTTATTTAATATAGTAAAACTACTAAATAATTATTATATGGAAGTATTGATATAGTTAATATTGCGAAATAGATAAAACAAAACCGTTGTAAATAGTGATATTACAACGGCTCTCTATATTTATTGTTCCGACTGTTTTCGGGTGTTTTGTTCTATCTGAAGGAACAGGTTGACGAGTTGAGAGATTAGTATCAGAAGAAGTCCTAAAATACCTCCACCTAACAGAATAGCAATACCTGCAATCATATTGTAATCACCGCTGGAAATAAAATAAAGCCCCCCGATTAGAGCAAGTGCGATAACCACTCTACCCAATACATCTACAATATTGGATACAGGTTTTAAAAGTTTGAAATCATACATAGTATTTAGTTTTAAATGGTTTATAATCGTTTGGAACAGGCTTTTACGCGATAGAGCTTAAGAATATCTCCTTTGAATACCTTGAAAGGGCTGTAATTGGGACTTTTACAAATAATGAAATCTTCGTCATTGGCTTTCTCTATAAATTTAATCATTCGTTCTTCGCGCGTTATGATAAGATATATAGCGCCTGTTTGCAGGAATTCCCAACTATGGGATAGATTGTCTATTGTTCTTATACCAATCCAGTCGCCAGATGAAATGATAGGCTCCATACTGATGCCTGTGATGGGGAATATTGCCTCACAACCCTCGAAAACACTCAATTCGACAAAGCCATCAGGCACTGATTGAGCAAGTACCTCAGATTCAAGGATGCCAAGCTGACCAGCACTAACCGGTAGGTTATAGAATGGCACCGATATGCGGGTTTTCTCTTCTAATAGTTTAGGAATGCGCATTTGTTCTTTGCGTAGCTTTACGGCAACCCTTTGTCTACTTTCTCCATATATCGTTCTCGGTTCTGCGGCAACCATTCCCAAACTCATAACGTGAGGTTCTAATTTTTCCGTTAGATACGCATCTTTTTCATCTATATTTTCCGATAGGTGACTATTTAGGTGACCATTTGGGTGACCATTTTTTATTTCAGTATTAGATGTAATTAACATTTCGCCATTTCCGGTTAAAACCCAAGAAGGATTTAAATCAGGATATATCTTTAGGATATTTTCCAATTTGTCACTACCTATATTTCCTCCAGAATTTAACGACTTCCTAAAGGAATTGTTTGACATACCAATGCTCTTTTCAAAAGCAGCGATGCTAATCCCTTTTGAATCAATGAATTTCTTTAAATTTTCTACTATCATAAATATAATGTATTGGAAATTTCCGCATATAAAGGAAAATATCCGCAATATTATTTGGATATTTCCGCATTATATCTGATATTTGTACCCAGTTAACGAGACAAAAGTAATAATTAAAACGAGAAAAGATATGAGATTAGCTGAAAAACTGAAAGAAAAGCGTACCACACCTTATAAGGAAGTGGCCGAAAAATTTGGTGTAACCGCACAATATGTGGGGAAAATAGCCCGCGGACAAAGAGTTCCGAAGCGGAATAGCGGGAAAGCGATGAAGGTACTTTGTGAGCTTGAAAAGATGTGTAACGAGGCAAACTAACAAATTGAGATTATGAAAACATTCAAGTATAAAGGATGGCTGTGTGAATGGAGTAAGAGCGAAGATATATTCTACTTATATACGCCGGAAGAACTGGAACAGCCTCGCGGGTTCCGCTATCCGGAGAGTGAAGCACAGAGCGAAAAGGAAGCGAAGGAATTTATTGATAACTATTAAAATCATAATAATATGGAAGACAGTATCAGAATTAGAATGACATCCATTATGAACGCGAAGCTTCGCGCAATGGTCTTATTTTGTCAGTCAGAAAGGTGTAAGGGTTCTTGTCAGTGCGAATACACTCTGCAATGTTGTAGATATAATCCGAGCACACCCATACATCCACATCCTGAATGCGGAAAAATTCTCTCAAATATACTTCTGTGCGATATTGGAGATATAATAGGTTTTGGTTGTACTCCCCGTTCAAGTACTCCCGGAGACATTCTAACAGAAGCAATGAAGCATCGCGAAAACGTTGCTCCTGACAGAGAAGGCAAGTGTCTTCAAACTGATAATGAAATTCAGTCAGGCACGGTTTGATATAGTCTCTAAAATCAATCATAGTATTTTTTGATACAAAAGTAGAATAATCACATGAAAACAGCAAAAAGAATAGAAGTAATTGCAGCCGTAATCGGAATGATTACAGGGATTGCACTGGTTGATGGTGAACCAACACGCAGGGAAATGATAGGTGGTGCGGTATTGATATTTGTGGTGGTGGCTAATTTGCTGATTAATGTCTATAGGGATGAGTTCAAAGAAAAAAATGCTTAGAAACCATATTCGGAGGGATAAATCATGGAATCAAGATTTAACGGTCATAAAGCAAACCTGCGTGCTTATCTGCGGAAAAGAGGTGCAGAGATAGACGTGAAAAACAAAACGGTGAAAGTTGATATGGAAGCGTTGAATAAGAAAGAGCAGGAGAAACTGAAAGAATTAGAACGGTGGGGATATAAAGTGAATGAGCAGCAAACTTATTTTTCTACTCAGTCCCCCCTTCGGGATTATGAGATGCTTGAGACAGAAGATAATTCATTTATCGCATTTGCTGATGAGATAATGGCAATGTATTATTAAGAGAATAGTTAGGGTTAGTTTTTTTGAGAGGTCGCTACAACTGAGTAGCAAACTCTTTCGGTTTGGGAAAATAGAAAGAGATTCCTTTTAAACGTAGATACGTTTCGGCTCGGAGTTAGACCGGGAAAGGAGCTAATAATAAGATAAATCATTATGCCGCAGTATAGGAACATACCATTTGATAGTGCTTGTTATTCGGAGGTGGCGAACCCCGGAGAACAGGTGCTTTGTGTGTCGGTTCCTGAACTGGTGGGGTGTGGGGTATCTGATATGTATCTGCGCAAAGCCTTTGAGAGACAGCGCACTGGTCTTGTATATTGTTGGCCACACCATAAAGAAGGGCGCGAAGTATTTGTGCATTTTGACGGAATGGCGGAGAAATACAGGGAGCTGGTGAAGAGGGTGATTTGTGGAGGGGTTGACGCAGCTTTGTGGGTGGAAAACCGGGCGGCGGAGGAATTAAACCGGAAGCTGGAGGGGGTGAAGAAGGGATTGAGGATGATGGTTGAGGTGAGTGCGGAAGATTTGACGCGGTTGAGTGATATGCAACTCTTTGTTCCGGCGGATGTGCAACGGATTGCACGGGCGGCAGGATGGCTGAGACTTTGGAGGCGGATGGATGTGAAGTCGGCACGAAAATATGGGTTTACTTCTATCCGGGAAGTGCAGGAGGAGATGTTTAAACAGTGTTTAAATGAACAGATGAAGGGGTTTGTGAAGTTTCCGAAGGCGATAAATAATGAGCGGGTGCTGGACAGGAAGGCACGGGAATATGCTGCGGAAGGATTGGATTGTCTGGTGGCGGGATATTTCGGAAATGTGAACCGGGAGAAGATGAACGGGCAGACGCATGCGATATTGATGCAGTTGGCAGGGGAACAGGTGAAGTATAGCTTTGAGGATATAGGGCTGATGTATAATGAGCAGGCGCCGGGGCTGGGACTTCCGAAGATGACGGTATCGGCAATTAAACAGCATTTAAACATGCCTAAGCATAAAAAGGTGTGGTATTATATGAGACACGGGAAACTGGTGGGTGATGCGGATATGCAGCCGATGATTGACCGTGAACCGATAAGCAAGCCGGATATGCTTTGGTCGCTGGATGGTACAACGATGCAGTTGTATTATAAGAAGCGGGTGAAGGATAGCCGGGGGAATGAGAAGTGGAAGGTTATGAGCGATTTGTATGCGTACTTCGTGACGGATGCGTGTACGGGTGCGATTATAGGATATAGCGTGGCTTTCAGTGAGAGCAGCGGGATGGTGATAGAGGCTTTGCAGAACACGGTGGATAAGTGGGGGTACAAGCCTTATCAGATGAATTATGATAACAGTTCGGCGAATATATCGGCAACGGTGAAGGCGCTGATAAATAATATGAGCCATGTAAACTTTCCTTGTACCCCCTACTCCGGACGGAGTAAGAGTGTGGAGCTTGTAATCGGGCATTTCCAACAAAGGGAACTGAGGAAGCTGAAGAACTTTAAAGGGGGAAACGTGACGGTGAAGAGTCCGAATAGCGTGGCGAATCCGGAATTGCTGAAAGAGCTGGCTAAAGACTTGGATTTTACGGATAAGCTGCCGACGGAGGAACAGGTGATGGCGGAGTTTGCTCAAGCTGTGGAGGCTTGGAACGGTCGCGGTGAAGCGCGTGATGCTTATGGTGCGTTTATCGGGAAATCGAAGATTGAACGGTATGCGGAAGAACGTGAGGGACGGGTGAAGATGAATTATTTTGAAAAGCTGAGCCTGTTCATGGTGGAACTGAAGAACCAACAGCATCCGTTCGGTGAATATGAGTACAGACAGAAGGGTATTGAGGTGGCTATACGCGGAGAGAAGATGAAGTTTATTGTGCCGGATAATGCAAGCAGTGCGATGGACTTTGAATTCAGCCGGGAACATTTGGGACATACATTCAAGGTGTTTGTGAACCTGCGGGCGGACAGGCCGGAATGGGTGGAACTGCGTGACCGGAACGGGAAGAAGGTGGCGGATGCATACGAAAAGGAAAAGCTGGCGGCTTGTGTGGCTGACATGAAGAATAAGCCCGGAGAAATGGGTAAGATTCAACTGTTCAACATCATGCAGAAGCATTGTTACGAGGATGCGAAGACGGAGATGGAACGGCAACGGGAGATTGCAGAGCAAACCGGATTCAGGGCTACAGGAACGGACGGGTTCGGCTTTGGCTGGTGGGACACTCCGAAAGCGGTGGTAAACGCACAAAACAATGCTGTGGAGGACAGACGAAACGGTTTTGTGGAGAAAAGCCGGGAAGAGATGGAGATGGAGGCGTTGTTGAATAGTTGACGTTTAAATAGTGTTTAAGTTGTTGATTTTAATACATATATAAAATGGAAATTACAAACAGGATTAAAGACAAGGTGACGGATTGCCTGTTCTTTGAATTGAAGGAAAGAAAGGTGTCACAGGCGGAGTTTGCAAGAATCATTGCTTTGCGCCACGGGATTAAGTTTGATAAGTCGGTGTTGTCTCAGATAAAGTGCGTGAGAGACCGGAACTATTCGGTGATAAAGGATGCTTCGTGGCTGGTGCTGGCGAGACATTATCGCTGCATGGATGACAATGTGTGGGAAACGGTGGACACAAAGGCGTTTATCACGGTACAGACGCATCTGGAAAAATGCCAGGAGCATGGGGTGTGGCAGGTGCTTTGTGACCGGGCGGGAATCGGAAAGAGTTATGCGGCAAAGGAGTATGCTTGTGGGCATAGCAATGTGATATATGTGGACTGTTCGGACTATCCGGGAAAGGGGGACTTCGTGAGGTTTCTGGCGGGGCAATTCGGGTTGCAGAATACGGGAGGCATAGACAGGCTGTGGAGGGATGTGACGAATGAGTTGCTGTTGCTGTATAAGCCGTTGCTGATACTGGATGAGTTCGGGGATTGCGCGGAGGCGGTGATTACGCTGATGAAGGGGCTGTATAATAAGGCGAATTTGGGGAGCCAGATGGCTTTGGGGTGCTACTTTATCGGGGCGGATAACCTGCAAAAGAGGCTGGAAGATGGCAGGCGGGTGAGCAAACGGAGTTATGCGGAGTTCTGGAGTAGGTTTAACGGACGGATTACGACGCTGAACTATGGAAAGAAACAGGATGCGTTCGGGAGTGAGCTGCGGAGGGAGATTGAGGCGATTGTGGACGCTAACCTGCCGGAAGAACTGGCGGACAGGCGGGAGGAAATTATAGAGAAGAGCTTTGCTACGAATGGGGTGCGGGCTATCAGGAATGAGATTGTGATTCAGAAGATGCTGCTGGAGAAAAGGCGGCAGGCTGAAAAGAAATAAAGGAGGATTGGGTTATGAATAAGTTCGGAGTGTTTTACGAGTTGCTGGGCAGGATGCCGGGGGCAACGAAGGAAGAGATTGTGTGCCAGTATTCAGGCGGGACGTCGTTGAGTGAACTGTATGAGAGGGCACCAAAGGTGTATAAGAAGATGATTGAGGACATGAAGTGGATGACGAAAAGTGAGGGGGAGGATGAGAGGATGGACAGGCTGAGGAAGCGGGTGATTGCGAGTGTGGCGGGGTACTTTGAAAAGGCGGGGATTTATGAGGGGATGACACGGAGGGAACGGTTGCAGAAGATAATTGCAACGGCTTGCCGGGCTGCGGGGATTGATGATTTGAACGAGATGACGGAGGCGCAGATGAAGCGGGTGTACAATGAGTTCCTGCGGAGGCAAAAGACGGCGGAAAAGGCTGAAAAGGCGTGTGAGGAGGCGAAGGTGGAGACGGGCAAGGTGATACGGCGGGGATGCCTGAGCGTGAATTTGCGTGGGTGATGCCATTGAATGACCGTGTGAGAGCGGAGCAACTATCCGGGGCGGTGCCGGAAATGGCTCTATTTATAGAAAAAGAAGATTATGGCAAAAGGATATAACAGAAGGAACTTCCTGTTGAGGGTGAAGGATATACAGGATATTTATTTGCAACACCATGCGCGGGGATGCACGGATAAGTTTATCTATCAGAACCATATCTACCCTACTTATAAAATTGGGAGGACTACTTTTTATAACTATCTGGCTACGCCTGCGGTGAAGGAACTGAAGGAGCTTGAGGAGAGGATGAGACTGGAACGGGAAGAACGGGCGAGGCAGTTGAGTATGTTCGGGGAGGAAGAGAGTGATTTTATTAAATAACATTTAAACAGTGAAGATTATGGCAAGAACGAAGAAAATGGTGGTAACAGGTGTTACACGGGAACAGGCAGAACAGGCTTTTGCCGAGTTTGCGGCGGCGGATGCGAAGGTGCAGAACATGACGTCGAAGATGGATGTTGAGATGACACGTATCAGGGAAAAGTATGCGGAACAATTGGCGGTGCTCAATGCTGCCAAAGAAAAGAGCTTTGAAGTGCTGCAGGCCTTTGCGGTGGAGAATAGAGACGAACTGTTCTCGAAGAAGAAAAGTGTGGAGAGTGCTCATGGGGTGTTTGGGTTCCGTACCGGGACACCAAAGCTAAAGAACCTGAAGGGGTTCACGTGGGCGGCGGTGACGAATCTGGTGAAAGAGCTGATGCCGGATTATATCCGCACATCGGAGGAACTGGCAAAGGATAAGCTGCTGGCAGACCGGGAATTGCCTGAGGTGGCGGAGTTTTTTCCGAGAGTTGGTGTGCAGGTGGTGCAGGATGAGACGTTCTATGTGGAACCGAAAAAAGAGGGTGATGCAGTGGAACAGTGACATGAAGGAGATACACCGATGGTACCAATACCGTCCACGCGGACGGTGCTGGGCGGTGTATCTCGAAATCACTTACCGACAGGGAGATGGCTTCCCGCCGAAGATATCGACGCATGGGACAAAGGTCGGGGATTATCTGACGCGGGAAGAGGCACGGCGGGAGGTTTACAGATTGAATGGTTGGACTTATAAAGAGAAAAAAGCATGAGTGAGAAATGGAACGGGGTGCAAATTATGGCACCTCAATTTGGAACGGGAAAAGAGACAGTGGGGTATTTTACCGGATATGCTTGTGGATATTGCAAGGGGAATGGGTATTATCTTGACCCGGAGGTTATTAATGAACGGGTGAAGATGCCTTGCCCTAAATGTGGGGGTACCGGACAGGTTAAAGGGGTTGTGACGGTGGATTGGGTGCCGGATGGGGAGGTGAAAAGTTATTTTAGAGAATGAAATCTGCTTCGATATTTAGAGTTTATAAACGAATTAAACATTTGATTATCAATAAGATATTATTTGATTTTGTCGTTATTTTTTGTATATTTATAGGGTGGATTTATAAAAGAGATTTGTAAAAAGTAGCTCTTTGAAGTTGGATATTGAAAAAAAAGTCGTAGGTTTGTGGCGCAAAAGTTTAAAATCAGAGATGGAATATATGTTCCGTCCATTGCGCTTCGCTTGGGCTTTTTTTATGCCTTAACGGAAGCGTCCGTATATGGCGGTGTGTCAACCCCGTGCATACATTGTAATGGTGTATGCAAGTCTCTGATAAGAACTTTTGCAGCGGGAAGTGGCACACCGTTTTTTTTGTGCCCAAAATGCAAAAATACTTATCAAATTATGTCTAATCTAAAAGAAAAGAGGGGCTTGCTCCCTGTAACCGTGATGGAAGGTGTTACGGTTAATGTTGTTCCTGATGAGAGGTTTGAGTTTTTGTTGTCGACTCGTGATGTGGCGGCAGGGTATGGTGTAACTAGATATGCTATACGCCAAGTACAATGCCGTTATGGTGAAGAGTTTGTTCGTGGAAAACATTTTGTTACAGGGTGTGACATATTGTCACACCTTCACGCTAAGGGTGTTAGTACTCCTATTACTTCTATAAGACAACCTAATCAGGTTTATTGGACCAAGGCTGGTATTATCCGTCTTGGTTTCTTCATTAAAAGTGCTCGTGCGAAATTGTTTCGCGACTGGGCTGAGGAATTGGTGATTCGTTTAGATGAGCAACGGGATTTGTTTGGTGTTGAGACGCGGGCTGTAGCTGCTCTTCCAGTGAAGGCTAAGCGTAATTATAATCGGCTTACGGCTGACCGTATGGTGAGGATATTGGCTGACGTGGCCCGGATTGAGGATGGTGAGTTGCGGATGAGATTGGTGAACGAATTGATGGGGAGGGCTGAGTGATGGTAGACTTTAAGAAGGATGAACTGGTGATTCGGGTGAAGACTACGGCTGTGATTGAGGACTGGCAGGACTTGGTGAATGATTTGGTGGATTTGATGTATAATGAGGATGTGGGGTTGAGGGGTGAGAGAAGTCATATTCCGGTGCTGAATTTGCTGAAGGAGTTACAGCCGGAGTATAAGGATGCGATGAGAATGCAGGCGTGATGATGAATTAAACGGTGTTTAAACAATTTTTAAGTTAGTATTAAACACCGTTTTTTTTTTGTTACTCACTCAATTTTGTGTTGAGTTAAGTGCTGCAGAATCAGAAAGTTCTTTTAATTGTTTCTTTTGTTGTGTTTCATTGATAAGTTTTTCTATAGGCCTTAATGGAATCTCAATAACTTTGTATTCTTCATTAAATATTTCAAAATAACATTTTTTAAAGTCCTCTAATTCACGTATCTTTTCAAAAAGTGGCCACTGCCTATAATTCTCTTTTTCAACATCTCCAGATGTGCCTATTTTTTTCATTAGTTTATAACAAGCTTTATAATCTTCATTTAATACATAATTTGCTAATTGAAAATCATTACTACAAGCGCTCCAATCTTTTTGTCTCAAAATATCTATTGCGTTATCTTTTTTATCTTGCAAATATTTAGATAATGCTGCATTTATTATGAATAAACTTTTGTACACGTCATTTGAGTGCTTCTTTTGATTACATGCAAAACTTAATAAAATATCAGCCAAAACTAACTGTTTGTTTACTAATAAGTTATAACAAGTGTCGTTTAGATGACGGTCTGCATATTCTATATCTTCCTTACATATTTTTCTCCATATAGTATGGGCTAATTTTACCGATAGTTCATAAAGGCAATAATATGCTTTCTTAAAATAATCAATATCAATACTCAACTTATCCCCAACTTTAATTGTTGAAATATCACATTTATTCTCTTTACAAACGCTTATATATTGATTAGATACTATGCCATCGCAATGAACAAATAAATTTCTTCTTTCTGTGAGTTCTATAAAGGTTGTGAATATAGGAAGATCTTTAGTTAGTGGCATCTTTAATTTTGTCTCCAAATACGTGAAATGCTCTTTATGGCTTTTACGAAGAATAGTTTCTATTTCTTTTTCTATGATTAATTCCTTAGCTGCCTCAATACTTCCTAATTCGGTGAGTTGAGAAAGTGTCAAACTTCTATCAGATGATTCTATAATATCAGGAACTAATAAATATATAGCCCTAAGTAATTTCGCAAAAAAAGCATCATATTGAGAGACTAATGAAACGAAAAGACTTTCATTTATTATTTTAGGAGCAATTACTAGTGTCGTTGCATTGTTCATAATTTTTTTAAATACTGGATAATCTTCTACTAGTAAACTATATGTTTCTTTCTCTTCACCTTCACTTTCACCTTCATCTTCTTTTTCAACTTTTACAAATTTATCTGATTTAAATTTGTCCATTTCATCTGCTATTTTTTCGAATTCAGGTTTTAGCAATATATGCATCATTGGTAAAGTATCAAATAATGAATCTAAACGCAATAAAAAATCATTTAAGTTTTTAGATATTCCTTCTGCTTTCATAGTGTTGTTTTTTTTGCAAATATATTTATTTGTTTTAAAAAAAAAGTCATATCTAACGTAAAAATGATTGTTGCAAAAAAGAATATAATAATTGGCGTCAGTCGATAAGATAATTTTGTTTGGAATATAGTTGGAATTTTCCGAATGCAACACTTATAGTTTGGGTACGGCGGCGGGAGATGGTGCAGGTGAAGGTGATGGCGTGGTAGTTGAAGTAGTCGGTGGTGACGGGACGCTCGGAGGTGAGGACGAGGGCGGAGGTTTCGGAGGTGGAGAGGGATTCGAGGAGGTCGGAGATGGTTTCGTAATAGTCGACTTTTTCGAGGCCGCTGAGGGGGGCGGTGAGGTTGTCGGTTTCGGGGGTTGGGTCGGTGAGAATGTGGACTTCGAGGGTGAGGGTGCCGAGGCGCATGGTTCCGGCTTTGTCCCATGAGATGGAGTAGTCGATGAATAAGGCGGGGGTGGTGAACTCGAAGTCTTCGGGGGATTCGGGTTGGCCGTTGTAGAGGTCGATGAATTCGGGGGGACAGAGGTTGAGCTGCCGGAAGAGCTGGAGGGTTTCGGGGGAATGGAAAAGGGATTGAATGGAATTATATAACTGTTTCATGACTTTTTTTGTTATTTGATTGTTAATTAGAATATTATTTGTATTTTTGTGCCAGCTACCTCTGCGGGGGCAGCAAGACTTCAGCGGTTATACGGTGTTTATTCACCGTTTAACCGCTGATTTAGTTTTATACCTCTCATATACCAGTTGACCATCGTTGTCAATGATGAGTATGCCTTTCAGTTCGGTAGAATCGAGCTTCTTATCGGCAGTATTGCAAATGGATTTTATACTTTCACTTCGGTTTTCGGGCAACTTTATGATGGCATAGTCGGCCTGTTGGGCTGCTTTTTCGAGATGCGGGGCAAGGTGCTTGCCGTTGCCTTGCAGACGCTTGAAATCGACAACCCACTCTTCCTGTTTACCAAAGCTGAGAACGGCATCGGCGTTCTTGTCCTTATTGTGGAATTTCCAGTTTTCGGGATAGAATTTCGGTTTCAGGTCGGCATCCTTGTAATGGATGTCGGGCAAGAGGCTGACTTCGGTGATTTCCGGCTTCAGGCGGAGAAGGTCGGAAAGGACTTCGTTGTTTCCCGGCAGTTCATCTAAATTGTGCATGACGTGATGGTGAACAGGTACCTGACGGCCGGACAGGTTGATGTGTCCGTCGAGGTAGCCGTTCTCCGGGGGAAGGTAGGTTATGGCGCGGCGTATCTCGCTGTTGGGGACGTCGGTGTAGTACGGATGTCCTTGGGGGAAGATAAGCCCGGTCTGGCCGGAGTTGGTGCGGAAGAGTTGGGGGATGAAGGGGGCTTTGTAGGAACCTTCGGGAGTTTCTTGTACGTCGTCTTCGGGGACTTGGATGGCTTCGCAACGGCAGTTCCAGCCGTTGGGTGGATAGTAGGTGCGCCAAAAGGGGTCGTCGATGCGCTTGGTGACGCCGTCGAGGGCGCGGTGCTCGTCGCGGACGCTTTCGTCTCCGGCGGTTTGGTAGCGGAGGTACGGGAAGAGGTTCTTTTGCTCCTGGAACTGCTGCCAGCGGGCGGACTGGGTGGCGGTGGCGATGCAGGTG